GCTGGATTAGCATTTGTGATGCCAGAGATTGTTTTGGCAGACGCGAAGGTCTGAGAAAATTGTTGGCTTGAGCCTTCTGCGAAATAGAGCGCCATAGCGATTCCTTTAGACGAAAAAAAACCGCATTGCTGCGGCTGGGTTGCGCCCAAGAGCGGGCATGAAAAAGCCGCTTGGTATTGCTACCTAGCGGCTCTTGTTTGGGTTTGTGCTATCTACCGGGTAGAAAACACGCTGAAATTCTGCGTACTGCTGTAAATCTTCACATCGTCGGCATAGTCCGAAATCGGCGCATGAATCGCTGTTGACTGAAACACGGTGGCCGCTGCCATCACGCTTTCAACCTGTAGCGCAACGGCTGCACACGCTGCCCTGCTGTCTGCGTAGACCGAGATCTCAAAGCGCCCATGCTTCTTGTCTGGCAACGTGCCATCAAGAAAGCTCAGAGCCTCGCCGCCCACCTGCTCAAACGTAATGAACGGGCGAACTGTTCCGAGTGGCGCGAAGTCTGGAAAGCAGCGATTGCTTACCAAGCCTTTCAGCAGCCCATATAAATCTGACTCCACCGTCATGATGTTTTCATCCTTTGATCAAACTCTTTTGACATAGCGTCGATTGCGCGTTGTTTAACCGTCTTTTCAGCCCTGCCAATGAAGTCGTTAGCCTTTGCGCCGCCTGCTGTGCCAAGTGCCACCATGAAGCCGTATGGCACCTTGCGATGGTTCCAAGCAACGTGATAGATGGACATATCCTTGCTGCTGTCCGACTTTGAATACACCTGATAAACCGCGCCCTTGAGTGAGCCGCTTTCAAACCAGTAACTAGCTTTTCGCTTTGCGCCGGGTGACTTCTTGCCCTTCGCGGTAGAGCCTTGGAACCAGTGGCCTTTTTTGCTCACTGGCACGGTGTCGAGAACAGCCTCATAAAACACCTGTGCCCCCGCCTGCGCTGCTGGCCGGATAGCTGTCTCAGCCTTCACCTTGAGCGCGTCAATCTGATCTGTCAGCGCCTTGGCGTCAAAGTCAAACGTCAGCATTGATCACCCGGCACACTGCGTCCACATATTCCCGCTTGCCATCAGGCAACACAGCGTCAATCTCAAACACCTCGTCACCGTAAACAATGCGCTGCCCAGCGTTAACGGCCCTATGGCGCATCCGAATGCTGCACTTGCTCACTGATACGTCAGCACCTGATTTGATGGCACTGAGGCCGCTTAGATAGCGCACATCAGCCCACACGGTTGCAGTCGTGAGCCATGAAGTAGAGGGTTGCCCGATGGCGTCCACCGTATCAACCCGGCTTTGCAAAATAACGCGATGGCGCAACGCCCCGGCTTTCATTGCTCAAACTCCACAATTCCGCGCTGTGTTTTTGACAAGCATCGTTTTCCGTGCTTATCAACCTTGAACGGGTGGCGGTAGCTTTTTATGATGCCCTTGTTTGAATCGGCTGAAAACACATGCTTAACAAACTTACCATCCAAAAGGACGCGCAATCCTGGTGGTGCGTTTTCGGGGGTGTATATCATGCGTAGCACCTGAACGGGTTAAGCAAGTCCTGCGCAGCGCGGGGCACTTCGGCATCATCCTCGCGCACTTCAAACAGCCTGCCCAATATCAACAGCATGGCCGCTGTGATTAGCTCATTGATCACAACACCCTGGCGCGTGCGTGTTGCTGCGTAGACTGCCCGCATGTAGAGGCTCATTGCGTGAGCTTGCTCTATCAGTGACAAGTCAACGTCCTCGATAGCGGCTGCAACAATGTACGCTGCGTCATATGCCACCTTGGCTGCTGCGAGTGTGGCTGGCACGGCTGCAATGGCGGTGTCTAGCGCGGTTTGATCAGCGTAGACGTTGCACTGTAGATACTCAACTGCGGCACGCTCAGCGGCTGCGATCTTGAGCGACAAATCCGCTTCGTCAAAGTCGCCGCGAAGATGCTGCTGCGCTTGTGTGAGTGTGAGAAATGACATTGTTTAGGCGTAAAAAAACCGCCACTAGGACGGTTTGTTATTGTGTGTGTTATCTACCTACCCAGCAAACACCCGTGTCGGGGTAGCTGGCACCACCACAAACGGAAGCAACTCATCGGGCAAGTTGCCTGCGACGTTGACGTGGTAGCCGGGGATCGCAGCCATTTCTGGGTACTCCATACCATCCTCACTTTGCAGCATCACGCCGGTGGGCTTGTGGATGGTGCCTACGAGGTCGAGGGTCAGACCTGCTGGAGTGGGTTGCTCGATGTCAAAGGCGTAAGGCATCAGGGTTTGTGCTTGGGCTTCGTTGGTGAATTTGAGGTAGTCGATCATGGTGCGCTCAGTGATCGAAGGGTCGCATTGGGTAAACGCGAGGAATAAAATCTGATGCTGCGGATGTGGCCGTTCCAATACGCTGCTACAAAAGACTTGCCAATCCACAATTCGTTCACGGTAGGTGGAGTACCGGACACATCGGTAACGGCGGAATCACCGTTCGAGGCTGCTGCGAAATCGTTTAGCTTATAGGCAACTGCACAGGACTTCTCTCCAAGGCCCGTATTTGCACCTTGCGTAAGAACTGCTTGCGCTACACCTCCCACAATGATGGAGGGGTTAAGCACATTACCTGAACTGCCTGTGCCTTGACTCAGCCGATTGTTGTTAGTTCCGTCATCTGACTGGAACACATTTCCGTCAGCTATCGCCGTCGGCGGTCTGGACTGCCTACTAACAAACGTCCCCTCGCTCTGGTTGTACCAGCTTGAGAAGTTCGTCCCGGTCATCACAGCTACATCTGCTGCCCTTGTTGCGGCTGCTGTGCCGGTGGGGATGTAGCTTGTGGGGAAGCTGCCTGCTTCGAGTTGGGCGCCCCATAAGTAGAGGCCGGAGGTGCCGTTACCTGTGTAAACGCTAGTGGTTGTAAAAAACTGAAGTCTGCATACCAAAGTTGTAGTAGTTTGTGCTGTAAAAGCCATAGCGACTCGGAACCATCCGTTGGGCAGTTCTTGGAATTCGCTAGATAAATACCCAGGTCCACCCGGATTACTGATAGTCTTTGTCCTAGGATCAAATACTAAAGTGATATTTGCCCCCCCAGCCACGCGTAGGTACAGCGACCGATTAGCACTAGGGGCGTCTTTAACAAAAACTGACCATGTGTACGTGGACCCTGCTGTGACTGCTATAGCCCTATCACCAGCATAATGCTCACCTGTTATTACAGTCTCTGTTATTAAGTCTGCGGAAAGCGTCCCGTCTGGAGATGCTGCTGCGTCTGGTGATACTGTGGTTCCTGCACCCGCCGTTATAACCGCGCTATTAAGTGCCAAGTTCGTCCGCTGTTCCTCAATCAGCAAGCCCAACGGTACACCTGCGGGGCTGTAGTCGAAGCGGGGGGCGTCAGTCGCCACCGTCTCAATCAATCCGGCGCTGTTCGTGCGGGTGGCACCACTGGCGCGGGTGAAGGTGATGCGGGGGTCGAGGTGTGAGCCATTGGTGAAGTTGAGGGATAGCTTCAGGGCGCGTTGGATTAGGGTGCGGCCACCTACCGCGCCCAACTTACCGACAGGCTTGCCAAACATCAGGCAGACGCCACCACAGCCACTTTGAAGCCACTGTTGGGCGGCACGCTGAAATACTCAACGCTGTCAGCCACAAGGCGAACAGTTGTTTGCGTAGCCGTTGGGTTGGTGCCGATCTTCTTGAAGCAGTTGGCATCAGACACCACGCGAATCAGTCGGGTAGCGGCGTTCAGCGTAGCCGATTGGGCACTGGTGCCGGTGAAGGCAATGGCTTGATCTGCCAGGCTTGGGGTAGCTGCGCAGTTCATCGTGCCTTCGTATGGGCTTGACTGGATACCGGCGAATTCTGTGATGTAGAGGGTTGGCATTTTGCGTTCCTTTTGTGGGTAGGAGTTAAGAGAAGCGCCCTGTTTCCAAGGCGCTTGACTTAGCTTTTAGGTTGCCGAGATGCGGAGCAGCTTGATTGCTTGTGTATTTCGAAGTTTCCCGCCAACACGCTTGCGCACATAGAACTTGACGAAGCCCGGTGTGGTGATTTCGTCGCGTGTGATGCGCTGGCCTACACGATCAGCGATCAGGTAGCCTTCGCGGAAATCGCCGAACGCCAGCGGGAAATTGCCAGCGCCAACAATCGGCATATCTTCAGCTTCGGTGATGCCGTAGCCTAAGAACGTAGATGGCTGGCCTGCGGAAACCGCTGGTTGCCACAAGTAAGCGCCGGTCGTGTCCTTGTACTTTCGCAGCGATGCGATCACCAGCTTGTTTGTCAACCACTGAGCGTTTGCGCGGTAACGGGCACGCAAGGCGTAAACCATATCAAGGTAAACGTCAGCGCTGGCAGGCAAAGCAGCAGCACCGCCAGAAGCGATGTATTGCAGCGTGCCAAATGCGCGGGTAGCATCAGCGGTCACAACGGGAGTGGGGCCAGCCAGAATTCCGGTGGGCTTTTTGGTGCCGTTGCCGCTGATAAACGCTGCGCCTTCGCCTGCATACATGGCTTCAGCGGCAGACGTGACCAGCCAGTCTTCCACGT